TCGCAACTGTAGAAATTGCAATTTGAATTACCATTATCAAAATATTTGCTCCATGTTATGCTAGGTGTTCCTGTTGGATTGTTCATATCATATTTTTGTATAAGCATTTGATTACCTCTACCAACAGCTTGAGTATGACCTACACCATAAAAATGGTCTGAGCCAGACTCTTTGTTTTTAGTTAATCCATACATATTGGTTGTGAAAGAACTATCACCAAAATATCTTGATTTAACTTTGTTGTAACCCCAATTAGCGGGATTTGTTCCGTCTGAAGAATCACCTAGTTTAACAACAGCGTTTCTTTCATTAGAACCCATATCACCTCTAACAAGAAAAACAAGATTTGTAGAATTATCAATATCTAAACTATTAGGGCCTTGATATAAACCGACTTCTTGGTCGTTGTTACTTTTTCTAAAAAGACCTGTTTGACTACCTACGGGTTCTCCGTCTGCTCCTGTAAATTTAGCAAAACCAACACCCTCATATCCTGTAGTATTAATTACAGTAAAATAACCAAAATATAAATCTCCATTTGAATCATAAAGATTAGAAGCACCTTTGTATTCAGTTGGTGAAAATTTAAAAACATTTTGCGATTGATTGTTTGTACTTGCTCCTGTGGCCGCACCTAAAAAATAAAAAGGGCCTGAACTACCACCAGCCGCACCTATCATAGTTAATAATGAGGACATTAAATACTCCTATTGTAAATCTTGACCAACGACAAAACCATACCAATTAGTTCCGCCATCTACAGTTAATAATGATATAACATCAATATTGCCTGTTGAGAGAGTAGGTGCTGTACCACCTGCCCACTTGACGGAAGCTGGCCATGCGATTGTATATGAAGAACCCGCTATTTTTAAAACCATAACATAGGCGTTACCAGCGGTTGGAACATTACTTATTGTTAATGTTGTTATGTTTTGTGAAGGTGTAAACTCAAACACATTTGCAGTAGCACAATCTAAAGTTAATGTGCCTGTGCTTTGTGTAACTGCTGATTTAGTTTCTCTAAGTGAAGTTGCTTTCATAGTTGTTCCTGTAACTGCGCCAGCTACAGAACCACCTATAGTTACTCCGTCAACAGTACCTCCGTTTATATCAACAGTAGTTATTGCACCAGCATTTGATATAGTAGCACCCGTAAAGTTAATTGTGCCTGTTGCTGTTAAGTTTGTTCCTGTGATTGCGCCAGCGGTAGTTCCACCAATAGTAACTCCGTCTATTGTTCCACCATTTATATCAACAGTAGTTACAGTTCCTAAATTAGAAATTGTTGCACCTGAAGCCGAAATTGTTGCACTATCAAGTGTAACAGTTCCACTAGCTGTAAGTGTTCCACCTACTGTTAAAGTTTTACCAGAACCTACATTTAATCCTACTGAAGTTCCTGAACCAGCGGCAGCGAAAAGAGCATCAAGAGAATCTAAATCATTATTGATTTTAGTTCCCCAAGTATCTGTAGAAGCACCGACCTCTGGCTTTGTTAACGATAAATTCGTTGTTGTTGTATCTGCCATTTTTTACTCCTTAAAATTAGGCCGCTACTTTATAAACTTCAGTCCATGAAGTAGTAGCGATTGTTTCATCAACCCATTTCAATCTAGCTGAAGTTGTTAATGTTCCAGCGCCATTGATTGTAATTGGGTCTATAAATAAAATCCTATTTGGAACTGCTGTAACTGTAGCGACTCCGTTGATAGGAAATGGATTTCCAGAAAATGTAATATTTACTGCAACACTTAAAGATGAAGTTGCTTGAGCTGGTATAATACCACCTCTAACTCCTTGTGCAGAACAAGTAACTGAACTAACTGCATTAACAGTTATAGTTGTTTGTCTTACTGCACTTCCTGAAACAGCTAGTGTTGATGCTCCTGTTACAGTAGCAGAACCATCTCTAATTGTTCCAGCGGAATAATTACCATAACCATATTGACCGCTTCCGTAAGTGTCAGTAGGTACGGCAGCCGTTAATGACAGACTTGATGCACTAGAAATTGTAACTGTTCCACTAACTGTGGCAGCCCATTCTCCATAAACATTTAATCCGTAATCACCTTGACTATAGTTTCTTGTTGGCATTATTCCTCTATGTTAAATCAATATCTAAATCGCCAGCTGGAACTCTAAATACATCTCCTGTTCCAATAGCTTTAGAAACAGATAGTGTTCCGACTGCGTATAAATTACCACTTGTTGAAGCATCTAAAACTCCAATAGCTACTACTGTTCCGTAACTTGCTGTTGCTGTAGGAAACTCTACAGCGGCCGTGTTACTTGATTGTGAACCCGTAGTGGTAAAAGCCACAGTTTGTCTTGCATACCCTGTCCCTGAGGTTGAAACTTCAGTTCCACCAGCACCAGCGTCATTTGGCGCTACAGTATATAGGGCCAAATATAATGTTCCAGCGGGTGTAAAAGTCGTCCCTGAGAAAGTGTGGGCAAGAATTTTGTTTTCTAAATAATCGCTAAAACTCATTTTTTAATCTCCTTATTGTAATGCGGTTGCTTTCATTTTTAATGTTGAATCGCCTACTCTTGCCTTTTGGTCTGCGATTTCTAAGTCCTTAACTAGCTTCTGATATAAGCTGGCCCAAACAGTTATTCTTGAATCATCTACAAGATATGGTGCTGTTTGTAATAGTGTACCATATAAATATATATCTGGATTGCTGTTTAACAGCCAATTAGTTGTTGCTGTATCAGTTAAGTTAGGGATTTTACTATAATAGGTTAATTCGCCTGTTAATGTTGCGGAATCAGGAACGGGTAAAACTTCTAGTTCTTGTCCTACTATTGTATAAAATTTTGGTGTTCCACTTGATGTAAATGTTGCTCTTAATTTATCTAATTTTTCGTTAGTAATAAATTCTAAAGTTACAACAGGGTTTGACTCTACTACAAAATCTACTGTTTGAAGCCAATCAGAAGGTACTGCACTATATTGTGAATCAATAGTAGCTGTAGCCCTTTTTATCATTTTTCTATTTCTTATTTCTTTATTAAAACCAGCTTCAGCTAAAGTAATAAAATCTGGTATTGTTGCGGTTAAATCACTTCTATTTAACCAATCTGCAACACTTGTTTTAAGCTGTGAATAGTTAGTTAAGGCCATTATACAGTTCCTTCTCTTGTTCTAAACGCTTTGTTATCAGCATCATTAAGCCATTTTTTTAAGGCTTTAGGGTCATCTAAAATGCCTTTTTCTTTTAAATCGTAATAAAGAACCATAGGAATTGAAGCGACTTTATTCCAATGACCATAGGGGTCGCGCTTATCGCTTTCATTAAATTGTTCTCTATTGTCTTTAAGTATTTCAGTAACATCTTGTTCTCTACTTAAAACAAATTTATGCTCTCCTTTACCAGATGTATCTTCCTCAAAAGTAAAGTTATTTGAAATCTTTGTTTCGTTATCGAAACTTATTAATCTTTTTCTGCTCATTTTTTTTAGTTTAGGGGTAGTCGCAATCGCTAACTACCCCTTTTTCCTATGTGATTTACGAAGCTGTTAAATCAGCACACACTCCGAGAGCGGCTTCATTTTTAACTTTTAGTCCGTATTCTACAAGTAACATACGCTTCTCAGCATCACCCGTTTTAGCTAATTCAATAACTTCAAGGGGTCGTAAGAAACAAGTTGAGTAGAACTCAGGGTCTAAGACATAAGCATCTCTTTCTCTTTGGAATCTGTTAGGAACAATATTAACTGCTCCAAAATCTGATACATAAATATCAGCAGCACCAATGATAACGCCAGCTTCAGGTTTTTTAACTTCATACCTATTAGCTGCAATACCTGAGAAACCAGACACAACAGTTTTGTTGTGAGGGCCAACCATAAGCATTTTTGGTGTCCCGCCTTGTGTCCAAACTGATTCTATAACTGCATCAAGAATTGTAAGAGTAAATGCTCTTCTGTTTCCTGTTGTAGCATCACCAGCAGCGGCATTAACAATACCACCAGATACAGTCGGGTCTGTTCCACCCGTGCCTCTATCTGAGTTTGTTTTTAGCCATGCTGGTAGTCCAGCTGTTTGTCTAGCAGTACCCGCAGCACCACCTACAGCCGCACTATTGGCCATAAGTGTTGTTTCTTGGTCGCGTTTTAACTCTTGTCCAAGTTTAGTTATTTGATAAGCAAGTTCAGAAGTTCTACCCGCTTCATTAATAACTTCCAAGTTGTCTGCTAAGACAACAAGTTTTCTTGAAATGTTTGTGTAGTTCCCGATTCTAGTTGTTGGATTCGTTGCTGGAAAAGCCGCAATATCATCACCATCAATTTGATAGTTTGTCGAAGCAGCTGCAAGTGAATCAGTTTGCCACTCAAAGAAAGTGTTAGTAACTGTTTCTCTGCCGCCATTTGACATAAATGGTGTTTCTTCAGGAGAAATGTTGTAAATGATGTTGCTTAATTCTTCACGAATACCAATAGCTGAATACCGAGTAAATGTATTTGCAATAATTGCCATTGTTTTATCCTCTTAAATTAATCGTTTAACAACATGGAAATAGCTGATTGTGCATCACGCCAATTTCCATCTTTTTTTAATCTTGAGGTAGTTCTTTTATATTTATCGGTTTTTTTAGGTGGTTTACGGCTGCCGCTTCTCAAAACTTTTGTTTGTCCTGTTTTAGCATTAACCCGTTTTTTTGTTACCTTTTTCTTGCCTTCATTAAAAAGCATAGCATCATACAAGATACTTATATGATTTGCTTTTGCCAGAGCATTGACTTCCATTTCAGTTACACCCCGCTTTGTTAAAAATTCTTTTAACTTTGCCTGTTGTCTTTGTGCAACCTTCGTGTCTTTCCATGCTGGTATTTCTTGCAATAATTTTTCAGCTTCAACAGCTAACATAGCTTGATGTTCTCTCACATAGTCTTGTTGTTGCCGCTGTAAAGTTTTTTGCCTTTCGCTTTGTATTTCAGCAAGTTTATTTTTTTTAGACTGTTGATAGTTTTGCCAATCCAACCTTTTTCTGTTGGCCTCTTCAGGATTAAGATTATACTCTTGCTCCCAATCTGGCTCTTTATCATCTAACTGTTGAATTTGACTTTCCAGCCTAGATAAACCATCTAAATATTTTTGTCTATCCTCATTTACCATAGCCTTTTCTGCCTCAAAAAGTTTCTTTTGTTCGGCTAGTTCTTGGCTTTTTCTAGTATAACTCTGTTGCCTTGAATATCCGTTGGTCAATTCGTCTAAAGTTTTTTGCTCAACCTTGCCGTCAATTTTGACTTCATATAGTTGTTCTTGCAAATCTTCTTCGTAATCTTCATCAGTTTGTTCGTCTGCATACAGTTCGGAATCTTCCTCATCTTCTAGGACTTCTTCATATTCTTCAGAAATTTCCTCAGAAGGTTCGTCTATATATTCCTCGCCAGAATCAGCATCTTCAATAGGCGGCTGTTCGGACTCTTGTAAATTACCTTCTTCTGGTTTCTCGCTTGGGCGAGTCAAAATATCGGTAACTTTATCTACACTTGATTTTAATTCAGGCGATTCCTCTATAGGGTTTGTCGCTTGGTTCATATTAAACTCCTTTTTTGTTTTTGACTATATTGTCTGCCTTTATCTTCAAAATATGAGCGTTGTCTGCAACGGCCCATAGTTTTTCTTCCAGCAAGTCAACCGCTTTCAATAAATGAAAGTATTGTTCTCTTTCTTCTGCGGCATGAGGAGAAGTTGTAGCCCATGAAGTATGGACATCTTCTCTTACACTTTGCATGACTGCTTGAAAAGTCGTGTCGTCTAAAATGCGTTTTGCATTTTTCCCGAATACAATTAAATCGTCTATATGGTCTTTTGGTTCGCTCATTGTCTAACTCTCGCCATATCGCTGATTAATCTTTGTTGTGTTTTCATTTGTTCCCTATCCCTTTCTACTAAAGCACGAATGACTGTAGTTTCTACTTGTGTGCCATATTTTGCCTCAATTTCGGCAGCTTTTAACATAATTTCAGCATCTAATTTATCTCTATCTAAATCATCTTTTCGCTTCATTTCTTCGTTATCAAGCTGCAATCTAGCATTTGCTTTCTGCATATTGGCTTCTATTTCTTTAATCTGAACTTCAATTAATCTATCTTGTACTGTTTTCTTCTGCTGTTGTGATGCAGCTGCTTGTTGTGCTGTCATTTCAGGAACTTCCTTAAAGAAAGCTGAAGCATCTTTAAAACCAGCTAACTCAACCATCTTAGCCATAGTGTTTCGATACTGTGTCATATCCACTATTGGATTTGCTAATCCAAGTCTTTGCAATATTTCTTCTTGTTTAGAAGCTATAACACCTAAGAACTGCATACGCTCTTGGGCCGTACCATTTCCTAAACCAACATTAACAATACAATCCATGCCTGTTTGCCAAACTCTAGGGTCAATAGGAATCCACTCGTTACGCAATCGTACTGTTCTTTCTTTATCTTGATGCTGCGCTAATAATCTGTATATACCTTTAAATAAAGGTTTCATTCCTGTTTCAGCAAATATTCTCGCTATCAATTCTATATGTTGTTGGCCGCCTTGTATTGTCGCATTAACCGCAGCAGCAGTAGATGATTGAAGCGCATCTGGGTCTAGGCCCATTGAAGCCTTTGATATTCCTGTTCTATTTTCTTTTACTTCATCTAAGTAATTCAACATAGGGAAACAATCTTTACCAACAAATGGCATATTGAAAGGTTGTACCGCGCCAGCATTTCGTTGACGAATAATACCGCCAACTTCTGTATTCATAACATCTTCTATGTTTGCTTGCCCTTCAACAACTGCAACTCTAGGGTGAACACTCAATGCAAGACTATCTAACATAGAGCGCATAACCATTGATTTCACTTTTTGTATATCTTCAGTTATATCTGCAATACTAAGTCCAAAGAAAGTGTGTGGCTCTGGGTCAGGGCAGAAAGACACAAAAGGTATAAAGTCGCATGGTAAGTTTTTCATAATTTCATAATTATCGCCCATACAACAAACTCTGCGTAATTCAGCTACGCCATCTCCTGTCATATCTAATTTCATATATGCTTCGATATATTGAACTTTTAAATTGCTATCATCTTCAATCGGGTCAATGCCGTCAGCACCAAATTGATTTCTTGCTTGGTACTCTGCATTGTCATCTAACTCTGTTTCGTATGGCGCTGCATATTTCATAACATCATCATAATTGTACCCCATCTCAACAAGGTCTGATACTGTCAGGTATCGTCTATGGCCCACAATATAAGAATCTTCCATTGAGGTTGCGTTGCGGTCAATTATAAATTCTTCTGGAGGAACAGACTCAATCTTGACGCAGCCTTTCGATTTTTTTCTGCTGGCCTTAACATCATGCAGCTGTGGCATCTCCATACTTTCTTCCATCAACTGTGGTATAACTTCTTCGGCTTCTTCTTCTGTTTCAACAACAGCTTCAGGTTGTTTGTAAGATGGGTCAGGATAAGATGTTATTTCGCTTATCATAACTTCGTCATCAGACTCTAAAACACTTAACTCAACATCTGTTATTCCAGAATATTCGTAAAATTCAGAATGGTATGTATCTTCCCAATAATATTTTATAAAGCCGTTCTTACATAACAAAGCATCTTTAAAGGCATTATAAAAAATTGGAAAGCCGTCATTGTCTTGTTGTAGTACAATGCGGTTTATATAATCAGTAGCTTGTTCAGCTAGTTTTACATCTTCTGCTCCAAACGGAACAAACTCTACAACATTTTCGCTGGAGAAAAAGATACGCATGAGGTTTGGCATGATGTCTGCGATTGTATCGTGAACATCAAGTGAGATGACTTGGCTTCTTCCGCTTTCTTCGTTACCGAAAGGTTTACCCTGATAGTAGTCAATGCTCGTAGCCCTGAGTGGTGAAACTGTATTGTCAATAAAGTCAGAAGCATCATCAAGGGCAGAACCCACAATACCTTGCAATTCCTCTTCGGAAGGCGCTCCATTATCAAACTCTTTCGTACTCATGCCTGAAGAATCTCCGACATCAATAGCTTCGTATGTATCGTCAGGCTTCATTTTTATTAACTCTATTTTTAGAAACTTTGTCTTTTTGGGGTTTCTTTTTGGTTTGTTGTTTTTTGCTCGCTAAGTAGTCATGGACTTCGTACTGAGCATCATATCTCGTAACCATACAGGATTCCTTATTTTGACACTACATATATAGTGTTTCTGATTTTTAATTTTAAATGATTCTAAAAATTTTTCAGCACGGAAATTGTAATATAGTTACAAAGTCAAAGGGGGGTCATTCCTATATTTTACTGAAATCTCAAATTAGTGTGTTTTATATAAACCCCAAACCCCAGACCCCTACACAAACAAGGGGGGATTATTTATTTTTTTTTTACTTTTTACCGAACTACAGAAAATACGGCCTTTTGTTTGTGTGGTCTAGCAAGCTAACATTATTTATTATTTTTTAAGGCTTCAAGGTGTAAATCCTGAGTCGATATGTTCACCTTAATATCGTTGGTAGCATTGGCTTTGAACTGACTATTAAAAGTGCCAGCCTTCCAGCGCCTAGCTTCCAGCTGCAATTTGGCTTTTTGTATTTCTTCGGTTATTGGTTCGGCATTATCTACAATCTCAAGGGCCTCTTCCATTACCATAAAAGCCGACTCGCGCTGCCTTTCCTCTCTCAGGCGCATTACCTCATTATAAAATGCGCCTCTTTCTTGGCCTTCTCTAGGCTTGTTAAGCCACTTATAAAACAAGTGCCAAGTTAAACCCTTTTTATTAGGCCTTGAAAAATCCTCCAGCCCTTTGACCTTGCCTTGGACTATTTGATTAAAACTATGGCCGTTATCAATAGCCTCAATAATTCTTCTATCAATAGAATCTTTCTTGTCTATTTCGTTTAAATGATTCATATAGCTGCGGGTGATTGGTTGGCCTGCCATGATTGACTCCTTTTTTTTAGTATCAATAATATATAATTATGGCATGGCAGATTGCAACATTAAAGCCTATATAGGCTTTTTAATGTTTGCCATCTTTGCCATTTTTTGCCCGTTCTTTTGTTGTGCTGCCATCTTTTGCCATCTTGCCACGGCTGGAAACATAGGCCCAGCCTCATTGTGGCAAGCTGTTGCCATCTGCTGCGGGTTTGCCATCATAATTGCAATTATGGCAAATGCCCTGTTTTGCTTTGCCATCTGCTGCCATCAAATAAATATTAATTATTTGTTATTTTTCATACGATAATTATTGACAATAAGGAATCCCTCTGATATTGATATAATCAGTTAACAAAAAAAATAGGAGTAAATTATTATGTACAATTACGAAAAATTAAATATTCAAGGTTTAAAGGGCGCGGCTTTAACAAGAGAAGTCGGCCTATATGCTGCCAAGAAAATTATCACATTATTAGAGTCTGACTCGCCTGCCAAGCCATGGCAAAAATCATGGGCTGGTTATTCGGGTTTTGATGGTTCAAGTTACGGCCATTGCAACCAAGACGGCAAAGTATATAGAGGCTGGAATCAATTCAGCTTAGCCATGGACAAAATGGCCCTAGGTTATGACTCTAATACTTGGGGTACGAAAAAGAATTGGTTTAAGAAGGGCTATTTAATAGCCGAGAATTCGCCAGCCGTTCCAATTATATTTGCTAAGAAAACCAGCTATAAGACTATTGACGACGACGGCGAAGAAGTTATTAAAACAGGAGGATTCATTTATAATATCTCATTCGTTTACAATTCTGAATGTACTTTAAAGAAAGATACTCAAGAACCTTTTGAGCCGTATGAATCCGAAGAACCATCAGAACCAAAAAAACCTTTCGAGATTCATG